GCCTTCCCAACTGCGTCGTAGCCTTGAACATGGCCGTTCGCATGAACGCTGACCCACTCATGATTATGCAGAACCTCCACGTCATCGAGGGCCGCCCGAGCTGGTCCAGCCAGTTCATCATCGCCATGCTGAACAGCAGCGGTAAATTCAGTCCGCTGCGCTTCGAGCTCAGCGAGCCAGGCGAGGAAGAAACTATCGAGTACACGGTAAACGTCTGGACCAAAGGCAATAAGTCCATCGAGAAGCGCACGGCCACGTTCCGCCATCAAACGTGTGTGGCCTGGGTCATCGAGAAGGAAACCGGCGATCGCCTGCAAAGCCCAAAGGTCACGATGGCGATGGCCCGCGACGAAGGCTGGATCGGAAAGAACGGCAGCAAGTGGCAGACCATGCAGGAAGTCATGCTGCAATATCGAACTGCGTCGCTGCTGGGCCGCTTCTATGCGCCCGAGCTGCTGATGGGTCTTCAGTCGAAGGAAGAAGCTGAAGACTTTATCGACGCCACGCCGAACGCTGCTGGCGAATACGCAGTGGACATCAACGATCTGCGTGACAAGGCGGCCCAGGCGCCGGCGGTAGCCCCGAATGATGTCGACGCCGAATTTGAAGAGCAGGCTGAAGACGTGAACAAGCAAACCGGAGAAATCACCGAGAAGAAAGCCCGTAAGACACGGTCAGACAAAGGAACCAGCGTTGCCCACAAAGAAGCACCGGCAACCGAAGAGTCAGAGCCCGACGCTGATCCGGCTGCCAACGTGAAGGCCGCCGACACCAGTAGCCTGCCCAACTTCGAGTAATTAGAAACACCGCTTAACCGCTGCACAAACCAATCAATGACCAAAGGGAATACCGCATGAACTCTGCACAAAAAGCCGTCGTATCCGCAGCCAAAAAAGATGGTCTGAGTCCGATGGAAATCGCATCTGAACTAATGAACCATGACATCACTGAAGTAGTTCTGGGCTTTATGCGCAAACGTGAAGTAGCGTTCAATAAGCTGTCTGAGTCCGAGCAGGATTCAGTCATTGCCGAACTGGGCTCCGAGCTTAAGAAGATCACCGCCACAGCCTGCCGGGTGATCAATGCCAACGGCGTGGAAACTGTCGGCGCAACCCTGAAGTCCTTGAAGATCGACGGGAAGCTGACCGCTACGATGGTGATTGAGGGCGATGAGCCTAACCGCCACGTCCTGACAGACAAGGCGCACGATAAGTCGTCGATCCTGATCGTTCTCTACCCTAACAGCTACTCCGAAGGAATGAGCGCACACCAGGGCGAGCGCGACCAAAAGCCGCTGGACCTTGAAGAGCCAGAATCCAAACCGGCCAAGGCAGGAAAGGATAAGGCGCCGCGTGTCTCGTCGCCGACCTCTGCCGCATCACTAGCCAAGAAGGCAACCGAGCTACCACCTAAGCTGTTGCAAGATGCCCGAGACTTCATCGCTAATCAGCAGGTCTGCACCGTTTCTGGCATTCAGAACGGCCTTAAGATCGGCGCCGTCAAGGCTACCGCCGTGTTAGATCAGATGGCCTCAGAAGGCCTGGTGGTATTCGTGGGCGATTCGAAGTCTGGCGAGTACCAGTTGAATCGCGTTAAAACGCCAGTGGACAAGATCCTTGAGGCTGATCCGGTTGACGCAGCGCTGAACGACCTGACGTTCGACGGCGAAGACGATCAGCAATTGATCGAAGAACCTGGCGACGGCCAACCGCTGGCGCAAACCCTGACCGATGAGATTTACGAAGCCGTGAAGGCCCAAGTCATCAAGACGAAGAAGGTAAGCATCGGCGCGCTGTCGATCACCCAGAACATCGATGACGAAATTGCCGAGCAGGCAGTTCAGCGCCTGGAGATGGAAGGCTTCGTCTCTGAAGAAAACGAAATGGGAATCCGCGAAATCCTGAAGACTGCGTAACTGAAAACGAACTGCAGCCCCGGCCTAAGAAACCGGGGCTTTTTATTGCTTGTCACTGCACAAATTATTCGACACAATGCAGTGGCAGAAATTGAGGAATTGAAACATGACCGCCAAAGACAAAGCACGCCTGGGCAGACCACCAGCTCTTCATCCGAACAAGAGCCGAAACATCAGATTGACCGATCAAGAATGGGAGATCTTTTGCTTAAAGCTGGGGCCGGCCTGGCTTCGCGAACAGATCCGCATCGCTGCAAATCAAACCAACTGACCAAGGAAAAACACCGTGAAGATAGACAAAATTGAAGTCTCGAACGTTCTCGCCATTCACCGCGCCGACATCGCAATCACAACTCCCATCCTGATGGTGCTGGGTAACAACGAAGCCGGCAAATCCTCGCTGCGTGACGCCATCAGCATGGCCATCCTGAATGAGCCGGTGCGCGTGAAGCTGAAGAAGGACTACGGCCAGTTGCTGCACGATGGAGCGAAAAAGGGCCGCGTGACTCTTCTTCAATCAGACGAAACGATGGCCGAGTACAAGCTTCCAGCCGGCGAACAAACGTGCATCGAAATCCCGGGCGCCAAGTATCTGCAATACGTGATAAGCCCGAGCACGATCGGCCGCATGACTGACAAGGAGTTGCGCGGCTTCCTGTTTGAGCTGACGCGCTGCAAGGTAAGTCCGGACGCTACGGCAAAGATTCTGATCAGCCGCGGCCACGATGAAAAGCTGGTGGAAGAAGTGAAGCCCATGCTTCGTTCTGGCTTCCCCGCTGCGTCGAAGGATTGCGCCGAGCGCGCTACCCAGGCCAAGGGCGCGTTCCGTGCGCTGACTGGCGAAAATTGGGGCTCTATACAGTCGGAAGGCTGGGAGCTGGTCATTCCTGATGCGCCTGATATGCCTGACGTTTCGCCTGAAGCGATTGATGCGGTTATTGCCAATCACGTCAAGGCCGCTCAGGACGTAGAGAACGGCGTGAAGTATGTCGCTGGCCTGGAGGCGAAGATTGATCAGGCTGCGAACTTCTACACGCGCCGGGATGAACTGTCTGAAGCCTTCGAGCTGTTGAAGCGCGCACAGACCAAACTGTCCACCGACCAAAAGACGCTGGCAGACCTCGAAGAAGCTTTGCTGCCAGCTCAGCAGCAGTTGAAGGACATGCAGGCGAGCGTTGTGCCAGTGGCGTGCCCATGCTGCGCAGAGCTGCTCACCATCAAGGGGCAGACCCTGGAGAAGTTCGCCGGCCTGAAGGCTGACACCAATGCGCACGCCGACCTGGCGCTTCAGGTCACCAAGTCGAGAAGCGCTATCGACATGCTCAAGCGCACCATTGAAAACGATATCGCCGCGGTTACGACCGCCGAGAATGCCGGCAGGGATCTCAAGGCGATGGACGAAGCCGGATGCCCAGAAGTGGCCAGCGATTCCATGAACAAGGCCCAGACCAAGCTGACCGAATGCCGCCTGCTGGCTGACAAGCTGCGCGCAAAGGTCGAGGCAATGAAGCAGCGCCAAGAGCTGATCAGCGGAGCCGAGAAGACCACGGCCGACGCACAGAAGCATCATGCCGATGTAGTCGCCTGGCTGGCCATCGCCGACGAGCTGAAGCCGGACGGCATACCATCGGAAATCCTTGGTACTGCGCTGAAGCCGGTAAACGATTCCTTAGCCATCCTTTCGCGCCTGTCCGGGTGGAAGAAGGTGGAAATCACAAAGGACATGCAGATAACCGCCGACGGCCGGATCTACGGTCTGATGAGCGAGTCTGCTCAGTGGCGCATCGACACCCTGCTGGCCGCCATGATCGCCCAAATCAGCGAACTGCGGTTCATGGTGCTGGACCGCTTCGATGTGCTGGATATGACCGGGCGCAAGCAACTGATCGGCATGCTGATGCAGCTGGCAGACATGGGACTGATTGAACAGGCGATCATCTGCGGGACTTTGAAATCCCCGCTCGCCGGCATGCCAGAAAGCGTCGGCCAGATCTGGGTTGAAAACGGGATAGCCGAGAACGTGTAAAGCGAATCGCCCGGTTTGTCGCATAAAACCGGGCTTTTGTTGCATAAAACATCGACTTTGTAACTGGAGAAGCACCGAAATGACATTTGAAATCCTGAAGACCGCCAAGCGCGTTTTGATCTACGACACCGAGACAACCGGGCGCCCTAAGTTCCAATCGCCAAGCTCTGACCCAAGCCAACCCCACCTGACGGATATCTGCGCCATCCTTTACAGCATGGAAGGCGAGCTGATCGAGGTTTTCGAGCAGCTGATCAAGCCGGACGGCTGGGAAGTTGAGGCCGAAGCGGCCGCACTGACGGGCCTGACGACTGAGTTCCTGGCCATTAACGGTGGCGACGAGAAAGAAGCTGTTTCAGCGTTCGGCCATATGCACAAGAAGGCTGATCTTCGAGTGGCGCACAACATCGGATTTGACGACCGGATCATGCGTATCGCGATCAAGCGTTACTTCGGTGATGCCCCGGCCGACCGCTTCAAGGCTTCGCCCATCTACTGCACCGCGAATGCCTCCAAGCCAATCGTGAAGTGCCCACCAACTGCAAAGATGCAGGCGAGCCGTTTCCGGAACCAGTTCAAAACGCCGAACATGCAGGAAGCGCTTTCGTTCTTCTGTCCTGGCGAATTGATCGGCGGCGCGCACCGGGCCCGACCTGATGCCGAGGCATGCGCGAAGGTGTTCTTTGCCTTGATGGCCCGCGGCGACCAATAACCGAAAAGCCGGAGGCTTCGGCGGCCGGCAAACTGGAGGATGACCATGCATCACAATCGAGTCGAAGAACTGGCCGGCTACCGCTGGGCAAAAGAAACATGCTTTGCATCTGCGGCGTTGCTTAAGCTGGAAGGCGGTCACGCCAAGCTGCTGGAGATGCTACGGCGGGGCCTTGTGGATAAGCCGCCGAGCTATGCTGAAGGCGTGCGCAAGGTAATCAAGCTGGCTGAAGAGGTGGCCCATTGACGAAACCGATACCCGGGAAACTGAAATCCAACTGCCCCGACTTTCCATCGATGTGCGACGTTTGCAACAAGAACCGAAGCCAGGGCAATCACCAGAGATGCAGCAAGATCAGGCAGCAGCGACACGCCGACATGGTGCGCAACGAAGAGCTCGACCGCCTGCTGATGTTCGACAAGAAGGGGAGCGATGATGATCCGCCAATACCGATTCAGAGAGCTCATGCTGATGCTCACCAGCGATCAATGGTTCGTGATGAAGGAGGGGAATGAGCGATACTTTTTCGCCAAAGTCGTCAAATGAAAGAGGGCCCCGTAACTGGGGCCTTTCTCATTTCATGCACTGTTTTTTGTACAGCCTGTTATGTGCCGCCAGCTGCGTGGCCAGGTCGTCGGCCATCACTTCCCTGTCAGCCTTGTTCGTGTAGATCGGCTTCACCCAGCTGCACCCGGTGTCAATCGTGACGGGAGAACTCTGACAACTCGCGGTCAATATCAGCGCGGGGAGTAGCAGCAACTTTCGTTTCGACATCGTTTCTCTCCTGCACGGCCTCGGTGATTGCCTTGGCCTGGGTGATCTGCTGTTCGGCTTGTGCCTGCTGGGCGCCCTCCTTGACGCCCTGAGACTTGCCGATCGGTCGACCAATGAAGATTCCGGAGATCAGCGCGACAAGACCGCCAACGGCTGCGAAGATCGCTGTCAGGCTCATTCAAACCGTCCTTCGCGCATCGCATACGCCAGACGCTTGCCGCGGTCGCCAACCTGGTCGTACCACTTCGAATCCATCATCTCGCTGGTCGCGCGCTGATAGTCGAACCGTACCAGTGCGGCGATGAATTGCTTGAAGCCTGCCAGGCGCGTCATGCCCAGGTTCAGCGCCATGTTCGTGACCACCTCTTGGCGCACATCGTCGAGCTTGTCGAAGGTCGGCACCAGCGCCCGGACAATGCCAATTGCCTCGTCGATGTCGTTGGAGAGCATCAAGTCGATTTCGTCGTCACGTAACCCGCGGTCCTCGATGTTGCGCCCGACGCCGATGGTCCACTTGCCCACCGTATCCTTGTACAGCCGGCGCTTGCGGCCTTCGTCGATCTCCAGTTGCTTGCTGAGTCTGCCGCGGTTCATGGTTTCTCTCCCGATACTGAGTTCTGTTTGATCTGCATGACGATGATTGCCGACAGCGACAGGCCAATCACCGCATACCCGTAAACATCCGCCGGCAGAAACTCCCGAACGGACGGCAACTGCTCGCGCAGCGCGGTGATCACCGGAATCATCGCGATCAGCTGCACGCTATGGCGCTTCCACCATTTCTTCCACTGCGGTATCAATTTCACGGTCGCCACCTTAACAGTCGACATATCCAGAAAACCCATCCATACCCTTAAGCGCTTGATAGGCCTGCTTCCAGACATAGCCGGAGGCGTTCACCATCAGTTCTATTTCTTTCTCCCACAAGACCGGAGCCCCGTCGTGGAACATCTGCTGGCTTCCATAGCCACGGAAAAGGGCTTTCGATACCACCCCATGATTGCTTGCCGAGATGTTGTTCAGGCGAACGTAAAGATTTCGAATCTCGCCAAAGCTTGCTTCCAGATTCACTGTAATAGCCATGTTTCTCCCCTTATGCAGAAAGTAACGGCATAGTCTTTATGACCGCCGTGGAGCCGGCGACGCCAGCCGTAGTAATCCACCATCCCATTGATGCAGATGGGCCGGCACCGCGCCGCCAGATCCTTGTGTCGGCCGCATAATAACCAGACGTTGGGATTGTGGCCGATGAATGCTCTGTGCAGCTATGCAACTGCCATTCAATGATCCCGACCACCTGTGGGATTCGGATCAATGTGCACATGCCGTTTTGTGGAATCGTGAACTCGGCCACGCCGCCGAGAGAAATGTTCCCAGTGTTCGCTAGGGTAATCGGACCATTCAGCGGGCGAATGAACACAAGTTCCCCGGGCGCGGCCAGGGCGTTGATGGTGTCGGTAAGCAGTGACGGGTTGCCGTTCGGGTTGATGATTACGTACTTGTGGCCCTGAAGATCCAGTGCTCCACCGGTAACAGTCAGCGTCTTGAACCCTGCCGACTTGAATTTACCTGCTGGGTTGCCGCTCATGACGCCTTTCAGGTTTAGCCCGCGGTTGTCGTTGTAGTTAGTTGCAGGATCCAGATAGTTATCTACAGTGCCGGCGATGTTGTTGTTATCGGCAAAGTTGATGGCCGCCCCGCCACTCAAAGAATAAATGTACCCGAGCAAAGGTGACGAGAATTGATTGCCATCAGCAGCGTTGGCCATATGGTTTTTCGTGACGTTAACCTGGGCAGAGACATCAAGGTTGAAACACTTCCCGATATCTTCAATCCAGCAGTTTTCGAACGTGATTGCCTTGGCGATTCGGCCGTAATACCCCTGCTGCGATTTCTGCATGGAGAAACCATTGCAGAACGTTACATTGAGCGGAGCCTGAATAGCACTGCCAACGCCAGCCGTATCGCCAGTACTTTCGCCATGTCCGCTTCCATTTACCGCCATGGTTGCCGGGTCTGGATCGTAATCACAGGTGACGCACCGAAGGGCGATGACACTGTCGCGGCCTTCTGCCGCACCGCCAATAAAATCGATCTGACCATGCTGCCCAGTCATGCGCAGAGCATCACCAAGATTCGGAACTTGGATGAAGGTCTGATAGAACTTCAGGAACTGAATTGGACGCAAGAAGTTGTTAGTCGTGTAGCCGCCTCGAGTCCACACCCCATAGTTGAAGTTGGAGATTCGGACATCAGTGTGGTCTGAATACCAGAGCCCTCCATGGGTAAACGCAGCATCCCATTTCGCCTTGATATACATCCCCCACTGAGTAGGGTTTACCGTGGGCTGTGCGAATCCTTGTATGGCGCTCCCCATCAAGTGAATGCCTTCCATGTGCGAGGCAGATACGGCGCCGTCCTCAATTTCCATATACCCATAGCTGCCGCCCGGGACAAACGGGAGAGATGTGAAGTAGGTCGAGCTTGAGCCTTGACCTTTCAGCGATACGGAATGCCGGCGAATAATGCGGGTGTGAAGGAAGCTGCCAGCCGGATATTCAATAGTGCCGCCACCACGGGTCTTGGCGTATTGAATGGCAAATTCAGTGGCTGGAGTCCAATCCCAGGTTTCCGGATCGCTTGGAACTGGTTTGGTTACGACTTGGTCGGCGAATTCCCAGATGTTGTACGTCTGCACGTCAAGCATCTGATGCACGGTGGTAATCGACGCGGAGATTGCCGCGCGGGTCCAGCCAATGAGTGCTGCGCCCTTTGTTGGGTCGGTGAAGTTTGCCAGGTCGCCAGCATTGGCCGCCTGCCCACTGCCAGACATTAGGAAGTCGGCGACGTAGTAGATCGGGCGATGTTTTTTGTCCTCGACTCGGACGCTGTACGTACCGCCGATGTAGAGAAAAGTCGGCGTCCCGTTGCGGACAATGTACCCACTGACGGTTCGAAGAGGCATCGCGGCCGGGATGGTCAGTGCCGAGTCAAAGAAGGCTGCGACCGGGTATTGTCGAGGATCTTTGTTCGCCTCGCCGATCCAGATATAGCCCGCGTCCAGCGCATCGCCCTGCGTATCAGTGAAGAATTCGAACGGGTTTACGTTAATGATGATGGACATTATTCGTCTTCCTTCTTGGTGACGCCGAGGGCTTTCCGGACTCGGGCGCGGGTTTTTCGGTCTTTGATGTTTTTGGTTGCAAGCCGGAGACTGGTCATAATCGGAGCCGGAACGCCTGATGTGCCGGAGATTGCCACATCCATCAAGCCGGCCAGAACGCTTGCCGTGTTGCTGGTGTTCACTGCGCCAGGCGCCACAACCATCACGTCTTTAGCAACCTCGTTGATAGTGCGCAGCATCTCGGCGCCCTTCTTGCCAAAGACGAAATCAAGCTTCCCGTTTTTGTCGAGCTTCTGAATTGCGCGGTCGAGCTGGGCCGGCGACACGATCGGATTGCCGCGAGAGTCGCGGGCGACGTTCTTCAGGGCTTCATCTTTGATGTGGCTCAGCGTTGCGCCTTGAAGTTCTTTCCACGCCTGCTGGCCGCTTGGCCCCTCAGTCTGGAGAAGGCGGCGGATGTTGCGCACGTCATCTAGTGATGTGCTTGGCTCAATGATCGACCGGCGAACGATGTCTTCTAGGGCTATGCCTCGGTCAGTAGAGCCGCGCTTAAGACCCAACATGCTTTTGACAAGCCCGCTGTTCTCATAGTCTTTTTTCGAACGCGCGTAAGACTGGCGAGCCTTCCTGTAAAGCGGGCCTCCCTTTCCTTCGGTGGCTTCGTCGATCAGCCCTTTCAGGATTGTGGCCTGGCGGATGTTCGGCTGGTCATGGTTGGTGTTCTTGTTGATGGCCTGGCGGAAGGTTTCGGCCGTGTTCAAGTCCACTTGTTTGACCGTAGGCGATGGGGCCTTTGCTCCGGTATAGTTCGGGCGCCTGACCGTCTCTGTAATCGGAACCAGAATGCCGCCTTCGTCCTTGGCGATCTTCAGTTTTACCGCAAGATCCCGAACGGTCTTCAGGAGCGGAGCGGTAGCAGTCTCGGCCGAACTGTCGTTCAAATGAGTGATAATGCTCTGAAGATCAACCGGATCAGCCATGTCGCCGGCTTCTCTGGCTGCTTTGTACTCTGTGCGGATCTTTAACTTGTCCCTTGCTGCTCGAGCGCGAAGGGCTTTGTCTACCGACTGGCCAGCAGACCGAAGATCGGCAGTTTCTGCGCCGGTTTGATCAATGAATGAGTCAAAGTTCTGCCCAATTTTTTCGTTCAGATCAGAAATCCGTTCGCGGATGGGCTCCCCAAGCTCTGGATCTTTCGCGGTTTCCCGCTCAAACCGCTGTTGCTCGAAGTCCTTTGTCTTCATGCCTTCCGTAAGCTTCAGTGGAACCGGCAACTCGTCGGCTCTGGCTTGGCGAAGGGCGCCAGCTTCAACGGCTGCCGCGCCCCCGCTGCGGGCGCCTGACTGGACATCGGCGGTCGCTGGGCGGATGGCTTCGGTGATCTTGCCGGCTGCTTGGGTAATTGGCGCGGTCACTTCGGCAGCGGCTCCCCGCACAAGTGGCGCTGCTGCACGCACACCGCCAGCGATGGCCCCAATCTCTGCGCCGAATGGCGTTGCAGCCACAGCAGGCGCAAGGGTCTCTCCTACACCTTGCAGAATGTCGCGGCCGGCCTGGGTTTCTGGGGCGAATGGAGCAGCGAATGCTTCAGCCCCTTGCATCGCCGATCGCTCAACCGCATCCGCTGCCTGCTGGGTTCCGAACTGGCCCGATAGAAGTTGCTCAGCCAATCCCTTCAATGTGCCGCCGATCATGCCAAGGCTCCCTGCCGCAGCCATTGGCACCGAAGACAGCAGCGCATCGCCGGCGCCTACGACTTGCTGCATCGTCGTCGGATCTTCTGGCCGCTGGATGGTTTCCTGAACGTCGGCTTCTGGGATCTGGTTTGCCGGGTCTTGCCGCGCACGCTGGATCACCGCTGCCAGCTGGCGAGCTGCATCCATATCGCCGGCCTTGTCCGCATTGATGAGCGCTGTTTCGAGCTGCTGCATGGTGGCCATTACTGTGCACCTCCATATTTCTGTAGCAGCGCGTCAATGTTCGACGGGCTTGGTGCAGATGCGGGGGTATCCGGCACCACGTCAGGAACACCGTATTTGTCAGACAGCGTTGCACGGCTTTTCATGATCAGCCGCTGGGCTTCCTTGACGTTCTCGACCAGGCGCTCTGGCGACTGACGCAAGCTCAGGTTTTGCAGCGATGCCTGGAGCTTCTCACCCTCGGCATTGGACAACGCACCCATACCCTTAAGCGCGGGGATCTGCGCCATGAAGGCCTGAGAAGACAGGGTATTCACCAGTTCTTCAAAGTCGGCCGTATCCTGGCTTAGCGTTGGCGCTCGCGAAGAGATTGGGCCAGCGGCACTACCGATCACGCTCATCGGGGTATTCAAGACTCGATCCGCCGTATTTAGCATGTTGTCGATGGTGGCTCGCGATGACTGGACCTCGGCGACCTTCTCGTTGACCTTGGCGTCACGGGCATCGATTTTCTCTTGCAGCTTAAGCTGTAGCGCTTCCCGCTTAAGGCTATTCCCCTCGCGGGCGGTGGCCGCATTCATGGCCGCAATCTGCGAGTTCTGTCGGGAGATGCCGATATCGTTTTGCAGCTTGCTGATTTCCCAGCCACCTTTGGCCAGATCCTGAACGGCTGCCGACTCGGCGAACTTGGCGTCCACTGCTGCCTTTTGAGCTTTCGCCTCGGCCAGTGACTGCTCGGCTGGCGCCTTAGCAGATGCACGCATCTCCCCAGCGATCTTGCCCCACTTCTCGGGCTCTAGTGCGGAAAGCGTCAGGCCGATCTGCGCCGCCATGCCTTCAGGGTTTCGGTCGATGGCGTCACGTATGGACTTGAACGGCGTGGAGTCCTGGCCGCTGTTGTCCATGGCCGCAATCTGCTTGTCCAGAATGTCTTTGGCCACATCAGGGCTCTTATTCTGAAGCGCGCTGTAAACCTGAACACCTGACTTGAATTGGCTGTCCTGCTGGTCTTTGCCGAGGATGTCCCAGGACTGTTTGAAGGCCTCGCGCTGCTCCGGGTACTTGACCGTCATGGCCGCCGCACTCTGAGGCGAGGGGTTGCTCAGGTATGACTGAAGATCCGTCGCGTACTGCTGCTGCTTGTCGATGGCGGATCGCTGGGCGCCAATCTGCGCGCCAGCCTTGATGCCGCTCATAAGCGAACCGCCAATGTCTGGCTGCTGGATGGTGTAATCGTTCGGGCCTGCCATTAGAATAACCCCGCGCCGTATGCGGCACCGCCAAGACCAATCAGATTACCAACGAGTTGGTTGGTAGCGTTTGCACTGCCGATGATGCCGCCAGCCTGGGCCTGACCTGCCGTGTTGTAGCCAGCCGCCTGTGCCGCGCCGCCCTGCGAGTACAGGTTTCCGATGTTGCTGGCCGACTGCATGCCTGCGTTGCCCGTCATGGCCGCCGAGGACTGCCCCATAGAGGAAAGGCCGCCGAGGTTCTGGTATTGCTGCTGCACCAGCTGATTTAGAAGCTGGGGCCGGAACTGACCAAGCGCGGCCTGAGTATTGCCGCCGCGCAGCCCACCGGTTGCCGATGCATTCTGCAAAATGGCTGTCTCGCCCTGCCTGGCCACCGATTGAAAGTAAGGTGATTTCTCAAGACCAGAAATCGCAGCTTTCTGCATCTGTGCGCCGTTGAGCCCGAGGATAGATTTCTGCTGACTCAGGGCTTGGTTGCCGGCGCCGACGTATGGCGACAGGATCCCAACCATCTTGTCGAATTGGCGCCGCTGCTCCGCGATACCTTTCTCGGTGGCTGCGGCCTGGGCATCCGCTGCCTGCTGAGCTGCTTGAGATTGAGCATTGGCCGCGCTCTTTGATGCCTTGGCCGACTTGTTCGCGCTGTAGGCGCTGGCTGCCACGGTGGCGCCGACAACTGCAGTTGTAACTGCCATCACAAAATCCTCGTGTAAGAAGTCTCTGACTTTTCATAGCCGAGACGTTCATAAATTGCCGCGCCGACTTCAGGTTGGCACGATTCCATAACAATCATGTTCCAGTACTTTACGCCCTGGGCCTTGGCCATCTTTTCTATGTGCTGCATCAGGGCGATTCCGTTACGCCCTCTGCGCGCCGCAGGATTCACCCACCAGGCGATCTCTGTGCCGCCAAGAACGGTAGAGCAGGCGAGCAATGGCGACTTGAGCCCAGCCGTGAATCCTTCAATAACGCCATCCACTTCGAGGATCGCCAGCAGCCCATGCTCGAGCGCCATTGCCGACATGAACTCGACGTAATCCGCATCAAACGCTTCGTCATACCGGGTGTGCTTCCAGAATTCACGGGCCATTTCGACAACAGCGCCTAAGTCTTCGGTTTTCCCATCTCGAACCATAACCACCTCAGCTGAAAAAACAGGTCAGGACGACGCGGGTGTTTTCCGGGGTGTCGCCAAAGCCGCCGATGGGCTCAGCGCAATGCAGCATCGAGGCGTCAAAGATCACGGCCCGGTTTGGCCGCATCCATACACGCTGGCGAACATCCCATGCATTTGCGTTGTTCTGGTCAGCCACGACGATTGCGACAGCGTCCGGCGATTCCGGGTTGTACGCGATGCCAGTGGCGCGATGGCTGACGAAGCTCGTTCCGCCTTCGCAATGCTCTTCATCGTTCAGGTACAGCATCAGGCTATGCCGGCCCATGCTGGCGTCTGAATGGACTTGATGCGGGCACGGCACACCGGCAGGCGAGCGGCGCATAAAGATAGTTGGCGAAATAGGCGCGTCGAAGTGCTTGGCGATCATGCAAAAGATCGACAGCTTCAAGTGATCGGGGATATCAGCGCAGATCAGCGGATAGGTAACGCCATCGAAGTCATTCACAACGTCGGTGAATTCTGCAGACTTGGCGTAGGCCTGAAGCTCTTTGAACTCGGGCAGGAAATTATCGATGACAATCATCGCGGCTCTCCATTTCTGGGTTGGCGAGCCGCTGGGCGCTCTAAATCTCAGCTGGGTTGAATCATAGCGGAAACGTCAAGTTATTTCGCGGCCCGATGCGCGCATGGTCAGGCTGGTTGCGGCCCCGGCAATCGTCGAGATGAAATCACCAGGCTGAAGAACCTGCCCAACCAGCTCCGGACATGTGTACGTCTCCTTCGGCGCAATGGCCCGCTGGTTTATGACTAGGTTCGCCGTGCCAGCGGCGCCGGCCACCGTCACCAAGTTGGCGCTGAACAGAACGGCAGCAGCGGATGTATTGGTCACAGTGAACTTATCGATGTACGCGGTGACGTTGCCAGCCGTGTACTGCGTGGTTTGGGCGTTTTCGACCTGCTTGGAAGGGATTAGGGTTACCGATCTTACGGTCATTATTGCTGCTCCTGATTGACAGTTAAAAGGGCTGCTGGAGCCCCCGGTGCAAATGCCGTTGCTGGGATTGCATCAAGCGTCACGTTGACATCATCTGCGGCCCACATCAATTCAACGTAGTCTCCGGCGGCCAGAGATATCAGTAGACTGCGCGACGGCGCGCGAATGGCTGTGGCGCTATCCATGGATGTGACAAGGGCGCTATTTGCAATATCGACCCCGTTTTTCCGATACCAGAGCCAGACGTTTTTTACGCTAGCGCTACCGGATGTCAGCTGAAAGGATGCGCTGAATTTGTAGAGCCCTGCATGGTCGGAGACGATGCGCGAAGTGGGGGCGCCGATAGATATTCCGCTCGCGATCAGGGTGCCAGTCCAAGTAATGGCGTAGGCCGTGTTTGCAGCAGCTGGAACTTGGTCAACCGTCTTTGAGAACTGCCCATAAAACAACTGCTGCTCGATGGTCGGGCGTACCGCGATCTGTCCGGTGGTTGCATTTACGGTGCGCACCTGGGCAATTGGCAGGCTGACATTCGGCGCTGTCGGTTTTACGTTGGTTAGGGCGCCGGCGACTGTTGGCGACGTATACAGGATCTCACCGGCCGTCCAAGCTTCGCCGACTGGTGCGCCAGTTGTGTCGAGGTTACGAACGCGCCCCCATACGGTTATGCGTCCCTGTGCACCGTTGATAATCTGCTCTGTAGCGATACCGATGATTGTCAGCGGGGAGAGCGTGCCATCTGCGATGAAAAGCAGGAACGAGTTAGTGCCTGGATCAAAGCTGATAGCTGCACCGTTGGGGATTGTGACGCCGGAGTTGTTCGTGATGCGCCCGTATAGCTCAAGCCCTACTTGCTGAGTCACATCACCACTGTGATGGATGTCCAGCGTGTCATCAGTGGGGTTCCATTTTGCTCTGGCCACTTGCGCCACTGCTGCTGGGTTCTGATCAAAATCTATGTAGTCCACCGGGAACGATCGAGGCATAACAAATGGAGCCCGGGTTGCATCGACTTCAAGATCTCTACGCATCGAAAAAAGACCATCATTCGCCCGATTGGCCTTCGCATCCACGGTGCCAATGTATGAGCCAATGGCTTGCGTGATCTGGTCAATGATCTCGATGCGCCCAAGATCGGCAGGTGGGGCACTAACAACTTGGTCCAAGTCATGTGCCAGCGCTGCGAGGGCATCTCGAACAGATCCAGCACTGCTGCTGGCGCTCGCCAAATCAACCGACAGTTCTTGCAGCAACTGAAAAATGATCGTGAAGTTCTGTGGGTTGTCGATATTGACTACCTGAAACAGCTTCTCGAATCGGCGAAGAGTGTCATTGTCCGGAAGGAAAGCCGCCAGTCGATCTCGGCTTATCAGGAAAGAGTCAGCCATGTCAGACCTCGAGCGGCTCTAGCTGAGCCTCCAACCGCGCGATGGAAATATGGGAATCTGAGTTCCCGCGAAAACGCTGAATCCTCCAGTTGCGCATAATCCCTTGTCGCCTCCACACGATGCGCTTCGCGCGCTCGCCAATGGTGCCGATGTAAACGAACTTCTCCTGGCTCCAGGTTTCGCCATCGACCGAGTACGAAGTGGTGATGGTTGGATTAATGCCGAGTGCGACACTTCCGGTCAGGCACACGAGTTCCAGTTCGTGAAACACCGCGCCATTGCCTTCGTTGTAGATGATGGTCGTCCCGAACTCCCAGCGGGCCATGTCGCCGTACTGGGTGGAGATCTGGCCGCTCAAGTAGCCAAGTTTGCTCGATGTTGGATCTCCGCATTGCCATTGATCATAGGCCCACACCAGATTCCTGGCGCGGTACACCGAGAAGTCTACGATGCCACTGGTCAAATAGAACCACAGCGGCTCCTGCACTGCCGTAGAGCCGGCCAGGTCATAAACCATAGTCCGATCAGGAAGATGAACCCAGAGATGTTGGTGTCCCTTATCGACACGCTTCTCTAGGACCGCGAGCGCCAATTGAGCTTCGGTATACGTAGCCAAGATCTGATCGATTTCCCGCGTTGAGATTTTCGTCGCAGTTGCGTTGGCGCCAATATAGATGGCTGGGGCCTCATTGCGACCGCTACCCAAGAAAGCCACCGCATCTGCCAGCTCGCACGCGCAGTGGGTGCCGATAATTCCCTTCTGGATCTGGGCACCATCAATTCTCTGGAACGGGAAAAGGTCGCCGCCGATATTGTCGAACACCTCAATGGTGTGCCGGTTCATGGCATAGACCTCGCCACGGATCTTTAGCAATCCTTTCACGGGGTCTGGGTCGGCCTCTGAACTGCCGTATTTCAATGGGTTCACAGCCAATGGGTTATCCAGTTCCGTGACAACAAGCGACGTGCCATCGGTGGTCATGAAGTAACCATCAACCCAAATCACATCGAGAACCGTCCCAAGGTCTGGGTCCGTCACCTTCGTGAGAACGTTGCCCATCAAGTAGAACAAGGCACCATTCGATGCAATGGCCAGGCGATCGAAGGAATAATCCATGGAGACTTGGCCGCTGCCGCCGACATCACCGAGAACGCCGACGGCGCCCCCTTGATTGATCAGTACGACCTTCGTACCCATGATGCGGTAATAGAACCCGCGCCAGTTGATCGCGCCACGGTCAACCCCTGGCCCTTCGCCCAGTTGAAGGATGCCGTCAGCCGGACGCAGATAGCCTTTTGCAATGCCGTTGTCTTTCGGCACCGGGATAAGATTCACCGGATACGAACTTCTGAAGTCCGCGTCAGGATCAGCATAAGTTCCGCTCAACACTGGAATCTGCGTCATTAGTTGGCCTGCATGATTACCCAATTAGTGCCATCGCTGACGAGGGTAGCCCAAGCGCCAGGAGTCGCGGCAAGAATGGCGGCCCCAGCGGCGCCACCAGCAAGAGGAACGACGTTGGCCGAGGCAGACACTACGGTAAAGGCCGCAATCGTCTTCAGCATGATCTCTCGGCCGATGTTGGGGGCCGCCGCTGTAGGTAGCGTCACAGTAATGGTTGCTGAGCCGTTGCAGATGTTCCAGTTATCGGTTGTGCCCAGCGTAAAGCTGGTGGTCTGGGTGACTGGGGCTCGCCGGCGCAGCGAATCGGCCGATGCAGCGCCTAGCGCCGGAGTGACAAATGCAGGACTGTCGCTGAATACCAGCGCGCCCGCGCCAGTCTCATCGGCTACAGCAGTCGCCAATGTCGCAGAGCTTGGCGCTGCCAGAAAAGCGGCAACACCTGCCCCGAGTCCCGCCACACCAGTGGAAATGGGAAGACCGGTGGCGTTCGTCAGGACGGCAGTTGTAGGCGTTCCCAGGTTCGGGGTAAGCAGTGTCGGGCTGCTGTTGAATACAGCAAGACCAGCTCCGGTGTTATCGGTAATCGCAACAGCCAGATTCGCCGACGTAGGTGTGCCAAGGAATGTCGAAATACCGGCAGCCAGGCCAGACACACCAGTATCGATGGGGAGTCCGGTCGCATTGGTAAGAACTGCTGCAGAAGGCGTCCCGAGATTTGGCGTGGTCAGCACTGGGTTCGTGCCAAATACCAGAAGACCGGTTCCGGTTTCGTTTGTCACGGCTGCCGCCAGGTTGGCGGATGTAGGAGTAGCCAGGAACGTCGCGATATTGGCTGCGAGCCCAGCTACGCCCGTGCTGATCGGTAAGCCAGTGCAATTGATCAGATTCCCAGAAGAAGGCGTGCCAAGCGGGCCGCCAGTCGCTAATGGGAGCTGAACACTGTTCCCGATCATGTACCAAGTGAATGCTGCTGAATCATACTTCAGCATGAAAGATTGATTCGCAACCAATCCCACTGGTGCGCCGATGATTGATGCGCCATTCGGGCTTACTGTCAGAGCTGTCACTGCCTGAGTACAGGTAACCATGACCTGCTGGCCTTCGATCAAATTGGCGACGGCTGGAAGAACAATAGTGCCGGCGGCAAATGCTCCAGTTGGCGAGATAATCAGGTGTGTGTTTTCGGATGTGTTGTTGACTTGGACGCTGAAGCCAGTCGCCGCCGGCAGCGCGTACTGGGTAACAAAGTCAGTCCCGGTCAGTTCGATGGTGCTCAGGACGAACTCGGCGATAACGGTCATCGAGGCGCCACGGGCGTCCCCTTGGTTCTGCACATAGACCGGCACAACATCGCCAGCGGATACGGTGTCAGTTCGAGTCAGTCGGCCAATGGTGGACATTTCGGGTTACCTCAATCGAATTCGAGAATGCTATCCGGCCCAGCCAGAAGCGGATCAATGGGAGGGCGCACGAATGGCCCGTTATAGTTGCGCCAAGGCTTGTTGCCGGCGCCGGCCGGCATAGTGCGGGGCAGTTGCTTCTGGATGGGCTGCGCGGCCTGAGATAACAGCAGGTCATAGCCTTGTTTGGCAAAGAACTGGGTTTGACCGCCTACGGTCTTGCCGAAAGTCGGGGCGATCCGCACGGCCAGGCCGCAATAGATCGCTTCGTTCGCCGAGTCGCCAGCTTCGGTCGGGTCATCGAGATCAGAGTTCTGCGGGCTGCTTGGGGCAGGCCACGCGAGCCGGATGCCGCGCCCATTCCAACTGGCAATCATGGAGTCGAGCTGGCGCAGCGCCGTGTTCAGTTCCTCGGGGGTGATGTCGAAGATGTAACCGGCCAGACCGATTTCGGCGAAGGCCTGTTCGATGTATTGGCGCTTTGTCCAGCCCATGGTCGTTACTCCTGCTCGCCCAGGACGAATTCGATCTTCTCGGCCAGGCTCTTGTCAGTAGTGCTCTTGCCGAACTTGATGCCCAGCTCGGCTGCCTTGGCTTCCAGATCTTCGCGAGTTGGCGCGGCGCTGTCGTCCTGCTCTGGCTCGTCGGCTTTTCCGGCAATAGCCTCGGGCAAAGTTAAAAACCAGCCTTCAGCAATCGATGCTTCCAGCTGGTCCGGTGTTTCGACGCCTCGGTAATCGTAAGTCCCGGCGGAGGCGAAGTGAGTGCCTGGTGCTTTGTATACGAGCGTTGGGAAATTCATGTGGTCACTCCTGATTCGATTCTTTCAACTGCTTGGTCGATGGCTTCGCGGATCGTTGGCGCCTGGACGGTTTGTTCGATCCCGAAATGACAAACCCAGCGGTAGGACCATTCGCCATCCGCGCGCTCTGCGAGTTGCGTGATACAGAGCCCATGAAGGGCGAGCGAGTCCAGCCGCTGGGTGTCATTCATGGCATCAGCTCAGGCGGTAGGTGACGAAGGTGCCAGCCGCAGTCTTCACGGTGCGGAACCAGCCGGAAGTCACCGTAGCCACGACAGCAGAGCCGACGATGGTGTGGTTAGCGGCAGCGGTTACGGTGAAGGCGTTGGCGCCGGTCGCAATTACCGACCAGTCGAACGAGTCCAGCACGGCCAGGGTGGAAGCAGCGTCCAGCACAGCGCCAGTCGGCAGAGTACCGGCAACAGCTGCAGCGGTGGTGGACGTGACCAGGCCGCCCAGGATCGCAGCAGAGGTCAGAGCGCCGGTCGCGTTGAGTGCGACAGGAGCATTCTGGATCTGATAGGCCTGGTTTTCGGTGATCGCCGGGGCGGCGCCGACCGAGTAGTAAGTCTCACCAGCGCCGCCACCGATTTCCACGGTAGTTGCGTTGGTGAACGGACCGAGGACGAGGGTAACGCCAGGCAGCGCGGTGCCGATCAGGCCAAAGGATGGCGGCTGATTCGGGGTGACTACCAGCTGCTTGACGGTGGCTTGGTCCCGGGTGAAGACAGCAACGCTGCCGGCTGCAGGGATAAGAACTTGGGCGGTGCCTTGGTTGTAGATGATGCTCGACATGATGTGAACCTCTGGAATTCTGGAGTTAAAACAAAGGCCCCGAAGGGCCTTCGCGCTGCACTTCGAACGCTGTTAGGTCTGAGCGAACAGGATAAGACCGGCCATCTCTGGCTGCACGCATGCGACACCGAACAAGGTATCAACGCGGTACTTGGTCTTCAGGGTGTTGATGTCGAACTGCTTGGTAAATACCAGTTCGATACCCTGTTCAGTGGATGCGCGCATCACTGCGGCCCCGGTGCCTTCTGGAACTGCGTAACGGCCTGGCAGGATCTCGAATGCATCTTTGTGCCAGAACGGATTGATGTATGCGCCAACGGTGTTCAGGAACACGATTGCAGCGGCAGCCGACGGCGTGACAGTCACGTTCTGATATTGCTTCTCGGCATCGGTGCCGCCCTGAGTCGAGACGATCGGAGGCGAGATGGTCAGCGTGGTGGCCGAGTCAACCGAAATGACGCGGAAGGTCTTCAGCTGGCCGGTGTCGCCCTTGGTGATGTGATGCACGGCATTGACGCCAGCAATCGTAAACGCATCGCCTGCAGCCACGTTGGTGGTGCTGGAGATGGTGATGCGCTGATAGCGGTTGTCGACGTTGGACATCTCGCCAGTGGCAGCAACCGAAGTGGCCTTCGGAATCCAGTAGTTGGCCGCGCCCACCAGAGTGCTGACGGTCAGGCCAGCGCCGCCGGCTGCCGCTGCGATGCGGTTGGCGTAATCCAGCTTGAAGGTGTCGAACGATGCCACTTCACCGACGAAAGACTTCTCGTAGGCGTTATCCGACTTCTTGTTACCGAACGAGCGGGAAGCGGTCGACAGGTTGTTGGCCATGCCGTTGTAATCGCGAGTCGACAGAGCCAGATAGCGTTCGGTCGGGTTTACGCCCTGTTCGTTGAAGATGGCTTCGCACTGGGCCACGTCGTCATAGCCGGCGGCTGCCAGGGTGCGCTTCACGACCAGCGTGCCTTGGGCTGCGGCCACGTTCATTACCGCGACGTTGATGTCACTGGCCAGCTTGTCTTTTGCGGCTTTGCCCAGGCGGTTTTCCTGCAAGGCATCGCGCAGCTGCTTGGCGTCCATAATCCACGGCGAAGATCGGCTGTAACCGATGGTTGCCGGGACGGCCAGCTGGGTCTGGTCGACGAAATTGGCGGTCTGATCCATGCCAGTGAAGGACTGAGCGATATACGGCATCGGACGCCAGATGGTGTCGTTGCTGCGCTCCATGGATTGCTGATCGGTGTTGAAGGTCGACACGTTGCGCGACAGGACCAGCTGGTCTTCGAAACCATCCAGCATGTTTTCGAACGCTACGATTTCTTCTTTCGAGAAGGAGTTGCTCATTATGAAAGCCCTTGAAGTTGATGAGAAATTGGGGGCGGTTGCCCTGTCTTAACTCATCCACTTGAACGGCTGGATGGCGGCCTTTCTTGGAGCGCTGCCAGTAGGTTGGCGAAGCCTTGGTGGTAAAAGGCCCGGTAATAATCCGGGCCTCTTGTGGGGAAACTATACAGCGGGACTGGATTAAATCAAATTTCAGCCCTTCGCCTTGCGCTTCTGCTCGCGCTTATAAGCGTGAACCTTTGACAGATCGCCGGTCTTCTCGGCTTCGGCGCGCAGGCGCTCCAGCGTGGAATCTACGGCCCCGGTGATGCGCCCTTGCCCGCGAACTTCTTTCTCGGGCGGTGGCGGTGCGGCTTTCTTGCTCTGCACTTTCAATTGAGTCTCCAGTTTCGCGATGGCGAAGGCGAATTTTACAGCGTCAGTGATGCCCGCAAGTTCTGCGGCCTTCTTGGGGTTCTTCCCAAGTGCATAGACGATCAGTGCTGAGTTGTCGGCGCCCTGAATGATGATCCCCTGCTGGGTCACGTTCAGAAGGTTGCGCACGTTCTCTTCAGCGTCGTCGAAGTCCTTCACCTTGAGCCCGGTCTTTGCAGTCTGGTAGGTGGTCAGTCGGCCTTCCCACTCAGTTTTCTGCTGCTGCTCGGCCTGCTGCTGCTGGTGTTCGTGCTGCTCGATCTCGCGCTTCTTGTCGTACCAGGCACTGAGACTCTGCTCGAACTTCTCTTCGTCGTAATCGATGTCGTCATCAGACAGCGACGGCTTCTTGCCCAGGACCGGCGCAGACTTCGGAACCTCCTGCTTGCGAACCAGCTCTTCCAGTTCGCGAATGCGCTTTGCCTTCTCCCGGTTGTCTTTGCGGACTTCCTTCACCCACTTCGGGGCTGGCTTGCCGTCTTCGTCGCCTTCTTCTTCGTCATCAGACAGAGCCTTGCCGCCCAGCGTTACGACCATTTCGCCTTCTGAGTCCGCATCATCTGCCGCGTCATCACCGTCGGCGTCATCATCGGTGTCGTCGTCTTCCTGATCATCATCAGTATCGTCATCCCCAGGCAGCCCGCCAAGGTCGTTGCCTTCGCTGTCGAGCGGCCCCATCAGGAAATGTCCAAGAGCGTTATGCACAAATTGATTCATGGTTCTCTCCATTGCTCGGGCACTGAGGCGGCCCGGTTGCCGTTATTGCGCGGTCGGCGCGGTCTGAATATCGTTGGGCTGCATGCCCTGCTCGAACTTGTCGATAACTTCCATTGCCTGCTGCTGGTGGATCTGATCAACCTCGGCGATGGTCTTGATAGCTTCGGCCTTCGACTTCTCGGTGTCGGCTTTTGCCTTGTCTGCATCTGCCAGGGTTTTGATGGTTCCGGCATTGGCCTTCACGGCGTTGGCCTCTGCCTCTCTGGCTGCGGCTTCCAAGTATACGGTGTTTGGATCAGGCTTCGCATTGGCGGCCTCTTCCTGCATCTCTGCGATCTCTTCTTCGGTCGGCGTGACGACACCCATGCGGACCAGCTTTTTGCGGAAGAACCCTTTCACATCGTCGATGCCTTCGCCTTCCATGTTCATCATGATCATGGAGCTGAGAACCTGCATCGTTTCTGGGTCGGTAGTCACGCTCATCATGCCCATTAGGGCGCGCACGGTGGCGGCACGCTTGGTGCTGGACGATGGCCCGACGTCGACAGCCACGTCAAACTTGGCGGTAGACAGGTCGTTCTGCATCTCCTGGCCTTTCTCGGTCATGACTGGCTTGCGCAGCTCAACCGATCCGGTTTTTCCGTCGTAAGAAACCGACTTCATCTTGCGGCCGTCCTCGACGAAGACATCCTTGGCCATCGACAGCCAGATCTCGCCGGAACGCTTCACGGCCTTAGCCATGTTGCTCATGTAGATGAAGGTCTGCATGTCCAGGCGCGTCTGAATCAGTTCGACGGCCTTGCCTGACATATTCGGCTGCAGCTGCTCGCCAGCCTGTTGGTTGCCCAGCAAGTCCTGCATGTCTGTCTCGGTGATCTGGAGCAGCGCGGCCATTGCGGCAGGGATCTGCGGCGACCGGGTGTAGCCGATGGCGTCTGACGGGAGGATATTGCCTCCTGCGTCGGTAATCGCGTTCAGAAGCAGATATGGGAAATCATCGATGTTGTCCCTCGACCACATAACCGCATGTCCGGCCATCTGCTCAGGCGTGAAGATTGGCTTTTCTACAGAACTAAGGGCGCTGATTTCGCCAAGCTTGCTGAGCTGCATATTCTTCAGCCGCTGCACGTCTTTGGCCAGGCGAACGTGCCCCATGCAGCGCTCGATGTTGTCGACGAACCAGCGCTTGCCATACATCGGAACAATCGGGATGCACTTACCAGGCAGGTAGCCGCAATCCTCGAGGATCTTCCCGCCAGACATGATGTACTTGCGAACTTTTATGCACTTTATCGGCTTGGTGCGAACTTCCTTGCTACCGATGGCGAGCAGAGTTTCTTCAAGTTCAAGATCATCCTTGAAGTCTTGATCTTTGTAAGTTGTTTCCTCGCCATCCAGATCAACCCAGATTCGCGCAACTTCTTTCACCTTCTCGATGCAGAAGTATTCAGCGACAAACACGACGTCGGGAGTGGTCCAGTCGTATTCGGTCTGGTAAACATCTTTCGGCCAACTTGCAGGCGAGTCGTCGAACTCATCTTCATATGCAGTCGGCGACATGGCGGTAATAACAAAGCAATGTTTAGCGTCTGCCTTATCCTGGCGCTTGGCGTCGAGGTCAAAGTAAACGGAACTGTCAGCGTCGAAGATGGGTTCGATCCGAATTCGCTGCTTGGTGTCTTCCGGGCCTTCTTCATCTTCGTATTGAGCCCGCAGGCGCCAAGCACCAAAGCCGCCGCCTACAGCCTCTTCGAATGCGTTGTCATAGGCTTCTTCGGCGCCGCTGTCCTGTTCGTCAGCCCGATACAGCCCATCGCAGGTGTCGGCCAGCTTGTCGTTCTCGGTGCCGTCCTTCGACACGAAGTCGACGGTGATCCGATTGTTTCGGTATTCGTTGATGATGCGAATGACAGACAGGTGGATCTTGTTCACTTCGAACTTTGGCTTGTTGGCGAACTGAAGCCCCAGCTCACCTTCCCATTGGGCGCCTGCGATGGAATAGAACCGGCGATCCTGAAGGCACTGCCGTCGCTCGTCGCGTAGAGCTGACTGGATGTTGTCGAACTCGATCAGGGCCTTTTGGTGCACCTTCTGGAGTCTTTGTTCTTTCGTCTGGGCCATGACCGGCTACCTTCTAAAGTGATTCACTGATGGGATCGGCGTCACTTTAACTTCTTTCTTGAAGTTGATCGGCCATTCGACGTCGACACAATAGCCGATGGCCGTTGTGATGTGCTGGTACTGGTTCTTCTGGTCTTCTTGGAATGTCGAGCCCTTCTGAAGCTGCACGGTGGCCAGGCCTTCGTGACAATACTTCGCTGTCACCGGGTTTACGAACAGGCTCACCACGCCGTCGGCGGTTGCAATCTTGGCGCGCACTGCGTTCTGTCGATCCTTGATGGCCGGAGCCGCTGGCTTTACGCGCCGTTCGAACGTCCAGCCGTTGGTGCGTAGCACGGCCTCGATGTCGGTGTAGTCGGATGAATGTCCGTGCTTCTCGCCAGCGCGTCCGGCGGGGTCGCCGTAGATGATCACGTTCTTGTTGTGGTGGTTCTTGTACTTCTCAACGAACTCTAGGGCCGACTGTCTCGACACGGCACTGATCAGAACAATTTCATCTAGTAGGTACAGATCCTTCCCGCCGTTGCGCCTGACTCCTATGGCCGACGACAGCGGGGTAAAGTTCTGGTCATGCATCCACATCAGCTGTTCGTGGGCTTGGATGGTTTCGGTGGTGTGGTTGGCCTTCGAGTAGTCCTCATAGATCCGGCCGGTGGCGCCAACAAAGTCAGCTTCGTATTCCTGACGGTATTGCTGCGCGGACATCTGGCGTTTGGCCGCGGCGATGGTGTTGGCCGGCAGGATCTCGGAAGACTTCCAGTGGAACAGCTCCCACTCTGGGTCTTGGGCAGTCTCTGCGTACTGGGCCATCTTGTAATAGTGGTTCAGGCCATCTGGCACGCCGATCAGCCAGCACCAGGCTTTGTAATCTGGGCGCGTGGGGTTGAACGTGTCGAGTGCTGGACGAATGTTTGCCTCCCAGGCCTCGGGCCGAACGTCTGCAATCTCATCGATGCCGCCCCCGCTCCAGAACGTACCCTCGATACGCTTTGGGTTGTCCAGACCGATCAGGCGAACCTGCGTGCCGTTATTGAGGTAGATGGTCAGGCGTGTCTCGGATGGCGGCCGCTTGCAGATGCTCGAGAAACACAGAAGCTTCATGTCTTCCCAGTAGATCGTGCGGACCTGATCGCGGGTTGGGGCGCCGATGAAATAGATCTCGCCCGGGTTGGCCATTGCCGTCTTGGCCATGAAGCGCTTGAAGCGCTCTGTCTTGCCTGACCGTCGGCCGGCCGGCACGACAGGGAATCGTACGCCGCGGGCGATCGCACCAACCAGCGACAGCTGAACCGGGTGATCGATTAGCGGATACCAGCGATCCATCTCGCGCTTGGTTTGCAGGGAAACAGCCATCAGTTCGGCAACCTCTTCGCAATCTCTGCCAGGAATTCGCGCTGATCGTCTTCGGACTCGGTATCAGTCTCGGCAGCGATCATCTTCGCAAGTTCGAACTTGGCGCGCTCCAGCTCAACCAATTTCATCTGCGCCTCAACGGACATATCCGGGGCGCGACGATCATTCCATAGCTCAGGGTGACGGTTTTTCAGGATGAAGATCTGGGCTGTCGTGTCAGGTGGATACTTCTTCGTGTAGATGGTCTGAATGACCTTGCCGCCAATCACACGGATATCGATTTCCTGCTGACTGAAGCCGATGGCGCGCTGGTAAAGACTCTTCGCCACCTTGGCGTCTGCAGACATCTTGCCGGTCTTCATGGCCTCTCGTAGTTCGGGGGTCTTTCTCTTCCAGTTGTTGAACGTGGTCAGGCTGACCTCAAAGAAGTTGGCTATCTCCGGGTCAGTCGCGCCGAGTAGGCAGAGGTTTTTCGCCTGCTCGACAAACTCAGGCTTCCATAGCGATTTGCGCGCCATAGTTACAATAACTTTTGCCAGTTGGTCCCAACAACTGCAGCAATAGCAGCGAACATGGTCATCCATTGCCGGCGAAGCATGGCGTTGGCGATATCCATGATCATTTTGTTACCGGCGTTTTCGAGCTGGATGGTACGGACCTGCTTCTCTGCCTCACCCATGCGCGTGTTTATCGCGTCATAGTTCTTTTGCGTGTGTCGCAGTTCAGATACAAGCACTCGAACTTCACCGCAAACATCCGTCATCTTCGTCATCAGATCGACGTGTGCCAATCGCTGAGTTCTTAACTCTTCCAGAATGTGCTGAGAATCGCTCATATCGTAACCTCTTGAGTTTGTGGCCATCCCTGATGTGTAACAACACTAACAGGGTGAACGGGATTAATACGATCAACGCCCATATCTTCCACTCATCCACTGTATTAACTCCTTAGCCAAACTTCCGGCGATTGCCGTATTCACGGCGATTGACAGGTATGAAACTCGGCTAAGCAGCCAATCCATATTAATGATTGATTCCATGCACAGCAGTGCGGAGGCGCAGGCACTCACAAGGAGTATCCGGCGGCCGCCAGCAAGGACAAGTAAGGCGTCCGATGCGGCCAGCGCAGCGAACAGGATGGCGAGAAAAGAAGCGTCAGCAGATGTGACGCCCAGTAATGCGAAGTTCGCCAAGCCGAACACCGCGTAATGCAAGGCGACACTCCTCGACACCGGAAAGGCGGCGATCATGAAGCCGATGCACAGCGCGAGTTCGGCGGTCATCAGTAAGTACCCAGGCCGTTCTTCTTGGTCGACTTGATCTTAGGCAAGAAGCCGGACTTCTTCGCGTCAGGTTTCTTTTTGGCAGCAGGTTTCTTTGTCTTGGCCATGATGTTCACTCGATAGTTGGGGTGGTGGTCAAGCGCAAGTCTAATCCGTCGCCCACAAAAAAGCCCGCACGTGACGGGCTTGTGAATTGTTTCAGTCCTGGACCCCGCTTCTAAATCCCAGATTTTGAGGACATGTATGTCTCTGCGCCTGAAACGGTTAGAGCAGAACTGGCCGCGCCCCTGATGATCAGCCCGTAGATGTTGCCGGTGAATGGAGCAGACACCCCAGCAGTGCGGCCAATGTAAATTGGCTGATTGCCAAATGTTCCGCCCCCCGTCGCCGTTGCCACGCTTGCCGCCTGGGCTCCATTCAATCGAAGCACTGTCAGTGGTGCTGCAAGATCGCCCTGGCCGGTGACGACAGCAGTCACCGGGGCATTGAAGGCTGCGTTCGTAGTCGATGCGATGGCTGTCGATGTGCCGCGGATACGGAAGTCGAACTTGTTGGCGCCTCCACCAGACGGCCCGAACAGACTGAACGATGGGTTCGTTCCAGCTGCTGCGCCATGCTCTGCGATGAGGGCTGTTGCTGCGTCGGAAGTCTTCCTGACCCCGGCAAAGGCCGTCACCTTATCCGTCCCAGTGAGGCTGATCGATCCGGTTAAAAGGAAGTCGTCCGTGCCATCGAACTCAAGCCACGACAGGACGCCTGAAGTCCTGTAGGTCGGTCGACTCGCGGCTGTTGCCTGGATTGCATGGTTCGAATTCCCGGACTTGTCGAGGATTCTCCCAACTGTCTGACCGTCGGCTGTAACAGGGATGGTGCCGGCGTCATCTTGGAACAGCGTGGCGATGTCTCCAGGGTCAAGCCACAAGCCCTGCTCGCCTGCGGCAAACATCGTTGAAGGCTGAAACCCGCCAGCACCACCGACGCCGCCCGGGTTCTTCGGCCGAAGCCGGCTATGTTGGCGGACCATGTCAGAAGCCCTCGCCCGGGATGATGTGAAGCGATGCAGTGCCGGAAGCGGTGATGTAGGAAACTATGCCGTCGTCCTGCGGCTTAGAAATGGACACCTGCGCGCCGGCTGGCACCGGGTAGTCGGCAGTCGTGGCACTGGCCGCAACACTCGACACGCGCACGTAGCAGACGACGGTGCCAAGGTTGGTCAGGCAAAGCGTCTTGCTGCCCGCGCCAATGGGGCTCGATGCGCTGGCAACGCCTGGTGCGACGGTGACGCCCTTCGTGTATGACGGGCCAAACGTGGTTACTTCAGTCATGGCGAGAATCCTCAATGGTCAGAAACGAAAAAGCCCAGCGATGGGCTGGGCTTCGAGTATGGCATTAGGGCTCAGGTCTTGCGATGCTCTAGGCGCCAGAGCCACCAGCAGAATAGGGCGCAGCTGACTGCGGGCTGCACTGCGGCGAATCCGATGGATGCAAAAAGAATCAGGGTGTTGGTCTTCATGGTCGATCTCCAGTTTGGGTGGGGATCCGCATGTGCGGGCACTTGGCGTTGGTTGATGTGGCTGGCACGGGAGGGTTCGAACCTCCGACCGGGCGATTAACAGTCGCCTGCTCTACCTGCTGAGCTACATGCCATTGAATGGATGCCCCATCACTGGGGCGGCAGGCCTGGAGAACCGTGGGAAGCCGTGAACAACCCCGGCTGCGGTGACCAAACCGCTAACCTGCGTGACAGAGGTTACTGTCATGCCGGCAACAGATCAAGCGGGATAACCCGGACCAGCACGCAAGGTTCTTCAGAGAACGCCCGTTCGATGCTGACGCGGATCACCTGAGTGTCATCCTTCCACATGCAGTCGTTGAAGGCGTCGAACCAGATCTTGGCCACGTTGTCAGGGTCGGGCTTCAGCGTCGGGGCGATGTGACCGGCCAGCGCCGCCGCCTTCTTCGCCTTCGTCCATGATGCGCGGATCGGGTGATAAATTTCCATCTCTACCCGAACTGGCCCGGCGAATAGCGGCTGTCCGCCGAAGTCCTTGTAAGCCTGAATGAACGTCGCGCGCTTGATCTGCCGGGTTCGGTCTATCAGCGCCTGCTGCCCGATCAGCCGCAGCACCTCGACTTGGATCAGCTCTTCGTACTCGGCTGTCGCTGCGTCTGTGTAGACCTTCACGAAGCCGCCGTGAGAACTGAAGCGAGGCCGACCTTTTCCGCGAAGATCACCCTCCAGCACGATCAGCGCGGCCTGGTCCATCAGATCAAGGTTCGGGCGCTGGAACAGGTCAGTCATGGAAGCCTCAGTTCGTCGATAGCCTTATCAAGTCGCTCTCCAAACGGACAGTCGTATCCCAGCTTGATCGATTCCTTTGGATAGGTCGCGACAGCCAGCGGCGACGTGGCCCATGTCATCGAGCGCAGCAGGCGATACCGCTCCGCATCCTTTCGCAGCGCCTCAGCCTCATCCCGCGCCGCGTTCGCAGCCTGGACGAGTTCAAGGATTCGATTGCCTCGGTCGATCGCGAGCGCCTTCCATTCTTCCAAGGTATTCATGAGAACACCGCCAGCACGCCAATGGCGAGCGAGACAACCAACACGATGCGGAAGGAGAGTTTCAGCGCGAGCATCACCGTAATATGGATTCCTGAGCGCTGCCCAGCCTTGAAGGCGTCAGGCTGCGTCAGGTGGTAGAACGATTCGTCTTTGTGCGCTGGCGGCTCTTCAGTTAGGCAGGTATTCGTGCCCATTACCTTGTCGTATAGCGGCGAGCCTGGTGCACAGTTCTGCATGCCGCGATGCTGGGCGATGAGTACTTCGCGCAGGCGCTGTTCACCTGGATTAAGAATCTTGGCTTGGCCAGGGAATGGCGCGGGCTTATTGATTCCTTCTGCTTGCCGCTGTGCATCTATATTCGGCGCTGGGTATGGCTGGTTCGTAATTACACAGGCCATGCATGTGCAGAATTCTGGGTGCTCTTTCATGGTCATTCTCCAGCTTGCCGGCCTCCGAAGAGGCCTTGATAATTATTCGGCTTCGATCTTCGCGGTAGAGCCAACCCATTCGCCGTCTTCGATCATCTGACGAAGGCGCTTTTCTTGGGCGTCCCATGCTGCGGACCCTGCTGCGGCCCCTGCTGCGGCCCGTGCTGCGGACCCTGCTGCGGACCGTGCAGAATCATCACATAGGCCGTTCGCGAATTGCTCGGACACATCCAGCGCGTTCAGGCTGCGAGGATCGGTCATCAAGTGTTGAACTTGGCGCGCAGCCCATACACCGAACAACCGAAAGTCCCGGTCATGTCCTTTGAATGCGCGAGCGCACCACAGAGCATCATCCAGGCCGTTGCTGTCGAGGATTGTCAGCAGCGAAAGCGGCTCATCGTCGGCCTTGGTCTTGCCGAGGGTATTAAGCAGCTTGCTCCAGCCATCAGAGCACGGCGAGTGAGCGCGAATATCGTTGAGCGTGGTCATGAACTTCATTGTTCTCTCCAGAGTTTAAGTGCGCCGGCCGGTCAGCTCGGCGCAGTGGCAGTGTAATGCATTTGTGTAGTGGCGCAAATTAATTATTTAAACCAGCCAATCGCTTCGTCGCCGCAGTTCCGGCAGTACACGGCCGGGGCTGCCTGGTGATCGCGCTTCATGATGAAGTAGTCATCGCAGCCACAGCTGCACTGGTAGCCGAGTTGATCCTCTGCCGGACCGTATGGCCAACGGAACGTACCTTTCATGGATGAACACGCGGGGCACTCCAGATCTAATCCATCGCCTTCAGTGACTCCCACCCACTCATGACGGCAGCCTCTGCATATGGCCGCGCCGGAGCGGCATTTCTGTGGAGGCTTCAGGTCTATGACGTTGCTCATTCCTTCACGCTCCCGCCAGCTGCCAAGATAGCCGCCCTGCATTTTCTGAGCATGTCGCAACCACCGGCAGAGAATGTTGCTTCTTCATCCGTTCGCTGAGCAGTCGGCATCTTCGGCAACTCCACCACAACACTCGCCCGCCCATTCCGATAGCCGTCCGCGTCTGCGTTGGCCAGGTCGACGATGGTGAGGCCCGCTTCTGATGCCTGATTCATTTCATCAAGAGCGGCGCGTATGCGCTTACTGATCGCGTATAGCTGGGAGTCTGGGTTGTAAATGATCAGTTCTTTCCAGAGCACTTCTAAGTCATTGCTTTTCATGCTTCATCTCCAGTTTTTAGGGTGTCACATTGCTTTATGTAGACCGCCGCGCAGTAAGTGTCTGTCCGATCTTCCCTGAATGCGGCGACCTTTGATAGTGATGCAGAAAGGACGCCATTACTGCTCAAATAGCCCAAAACCTGCATCTTTTCGCCATGATTCGCCTCAAAACCGGCTTTAAACATGCGAAAAGCACGCGCAATTGGCAGATTGTTGTAAGAGCCGTTGCTGAGTCGGCAGGACTTCACGTTCTCGGCGGTCGTGTCGTTGTGGTCTGAGTAATACCCTTCGAATAGCTCATGAATATCCATGCTCAGTTCTCCACTTTCAGGCAAAAAACGCATTCGTTCTGGAGTATTCCTTCAGGAAAACTGTATTGATGCCTGAACGAGTGCTGGCAATTGCGCTGTACGCTGCGCATGATCGATTCTGGATCATTTCCCGCCGAATCTGATACCGATGCCGCACCTTTATCCTTGCGCGCCTCCTGAAGCTGTTGTGCGAGCTTGTCGCGCTGAGTGGTTCTTGCCTTCGCCAGATGCACCGCGTTATCGCGTTCGTTCTTCAGCTGCCCGATGCTTTGGCGCTGCCGCTTGATCTTCTCGTTTGCGGCCTGAAGCATCTCGCCGGCGGATTTGTTGGCGAACTCGAAGGCCTGGAGCTTGTTTCGGAGTTCGTCGCGCTCTTCGCGCAGGCTCATCAGCATGCGGCAGCCGGCGTCGTTAGAGTCCACGAGAACCCGGCGAACCTCTTTAAGTTCTCGAACTTGGCTCTTCAGCTCGTGGTTATCTGCCCAGGTATCGCGCTCCGCCACGCAGGCGGCATGCGTCAGCTGCTGCTGCCAGGTGTAGGCATCAGACAGGACGGCGTTGTACCGGATCGTCTCAGTCAGGCGCAGCTCTTCGCCCTTTGCGTCCTGGCGCATCCGCTCCAGGTACTCTTCGAGCGCCGAACCGAGATGATCGAGGATTTCTTTCCCGAAGAATCCTGCAATTTCAAGATTCTTGAGTTGTCGGTACATCGCCCGCTTCAGCTCTTCGGTTGTTTTGGTCATGGTCTATCTCCAGTGGTGCAGCGGTCATTGCGGAAAGGTTTTGCCTTTCAGCGTCATTTCGATGGCCCAGCGGCTGTAGGCATCTCGCATGGTCCAGCCTGCACCCGTGGCCCCAAACCTCGGCAAACGAAATACCCGGTCATTGGCGATTTCCTGATTAACGGTTTTAAAATTTTCATCGCTTAGCTCCTGCATCGTGGTGCCCGCGCTTCTGCGAGCCGTCTTTGAAAATCACGCGCTTATCGGCGCCCCGGGTGACGCGGACGATCTCGTCTGACTCGACGACGATGGCGAACCCGGCACGGCGCAGCGGCTCGACGACGGCGGTTTGTGCCGGGGTCATCGCTTGATCCCCATCTTCGCCAGCAGCTCGGCCCGGATCTCTGCCGGCGACTTCTGGTCTAGGCCCTGATCCTTGATCCGCTGCTTGACCAGAAAGTCATTGGCCTGCTCGGACTTCTCCAATTCACTTGCAGCCGCTTCCTGCCCCAACAGCTTCTGGCCATCGACCAGAGGCTCACCGCGCTGCAGCTTGGCCGTCAGGTCGGCGTAGCGCTTGTTGAACCTGTTCTGCACCGTTTCGGCCTTCGGTGTGCCGGTGCGGATGCTGTACCAGTCCGTCAGCTTTGCGGCTTCCTGCACGATCGGATGCGAGAACTTCCAGTTGATCACGTCGCTGGATGCCTCCACGGCTTCGCGCCAGGCGCTGGCTACGTCAGGGATGTTCAATGAATCGCCCATCGAGGATCGGCACATGTCGCGAAGGTCTACGGCTCCCGGTGGCCACTTGGCCGCTTCACCGCCTTGGTTAACCCATGCTCTGGCGCCTACTGCCATCTGGGCTGGAGTAATCCCGGCCATCATCTTCGCCCATGTCCCGGACTCGTCGCCCAGACCATGAACCGACGTCCACTTGTGGCCATACAGCTCAGTCATCAACTCCCACAAGCGAACCATCAGCGTCGTTGACGCGGGAGAACTCTCCGTCCCAGTCGATTCCTCCTGTGTCCATCCAGGCTGGCGGTAGTTCTCCATCTTGCGCAGATCCATGTCCCGCTTGTCCGCCTCGCTCAAGTTCGATTTCCCTACCGCGTTGACGGACTTGTTCAACGAGGCTAGGGCGGCCCTGGCGATTTGCTCCGGTGTTTGATTGCTTTGGTCGGACATGATTTACCTCGTCAGTCCATCGTGATTGGTTCAGCCAAGTGGCTGCGTGGGGTATGAAATTCATTTCGCTCAGATCCCAGGCGCTTTCGATGTGCTCGCCAACGCTTCGAATGATCGAGCTGAATGTTTCTGCGTCTTTGCACTTTGTCGCGAACTTTGCAGATGCTGCTGCTTTGCCGACCTTCCTCGGGTACAGCTTCCAGAAAATATCGAAAGCCGTTTTTTGATCAAATTTGAGCGAAGTCTTTTGATGTTGATTCTGTTCTGTATCTGTATCTGTATCTGTATCTGTATGGTTGGCTTTGCGTTGAGATTTCGTTGCAACGTCCGTTGAAGCATTCGTCTGGAGAGCTTGTTTTGCGCGGGCTCTAGCAAGGGCTGATTTCTTGCCTGCATCACTAGCCTGAGTAGACTTTGATGCAACTTGATGTAGATCAGCCTCAACTCTGAGGTGCGTCCAGCAGCCTGGATTCACATCAATATTGAAGAACTCACTCAAGGTTTTTTCAACGGAATCCCAACGGTCGTTGGACATCCGTGCAACGGTGGCGAGTCGATCAGATCGCAACGGCTTTCCGGTTTGCCAGTAGCTGAAAAGCATCAGCAGATAGGCGCCATGTTCTTCGGTGGTCAGGTGCGCGGTGTCTGCCAAGTAGTCGGCCACGTACAGTTGCATGTACGGAAGAGCGGCCATGTTTAGTCCTCGCCGAGCCTGATGAAATCGCTGGGCTTCATGCTGAACGCGTCAGCCAAGAGCTGAATGGTCTGCATGCTTCCGCCTGACTGGTTGGCAATTTTGTTCACCCATCGCGGCGATAGGTGAAGCTTTGCCGCAAGCTGGGTCTGGTTCATGTTTGCTCTGGCCAGTGCGACCTTTAGCGAGCGTCCTAGATGCATGTTCATCCCTCCGGTTAAGATTGGGTGAACCTTACGCGTCAGGGCAATGCTACGTCAACACTAAATTGTTCCATTCTCTTGTTGACACCATTTTATTCCGTATCTATAGTTCGTCTCACCAAGGCAGACCGCCTCGGCCACATTCCAAGGAGTCATCGAAATGTTCGCCCTACTCATCTTCACCGTCTTCATGACCCGCGATAGAAAGCCAACTGCATTTAAGCCGGTCTATGTTCAGACCTGGCCGGATGAAGTTCCTGGTTACCCGGCATCTGAATTCGTAAAGAACCTGTAAACCCCGCACTCCTGGAGAACGACCATGCTCCCAACCATCCTGCAGGACCGCTTCGATCAGCTTCTGGCATTTGCCAAAGATGCGAATTTCCGCACGGTTGCCCATGAAAACCTGGCCGCGCACCTTCCGGACGTGCACGACTGCGCCAATGGGCGCATGCACGACGCTTCAAAGAACCTTGTAACCAAGATGCCAAGCGGATACATCGCCTGAGTGGAGACAGCCATGAAAAAGCCTCAACCTCAAGCCACAAAAGCGAATCGCGCTCAGATCTATCTGCACATTGAGCGTCAGCGCGCACTGGGCGAAAGCCTGATCGATGATGACGATGAACCGACTTGGTTTGAACTGGCAGCCACCGCCATGGTTGTCCTGGCTGTATTGGCCGCCTGGGCGATGGGGTGGATGTTATGAAGCCAACTAATCGTTTCTACGGCTATTCGCCGACTGATCCTCCCGAGGATCTGGTGATGATCAACTGCACCTACTGCCACAAGAGCGCCTATTCGGCTGAGTGGCGCAAGAACCGTGGACACTGCCCGCTTTGCCACAAGGCTTATGCAGGGCCTGAGATTGAAGAGGATTGATGATGGGGCAGACACGTAAAGGATCGGCGATAGAAGCGCTGGCGAGCATTGTCATCGGCCTGATTGTTTCGATGGTCGCCAATCACCTGGTGTTCCCGCTGTACGGGTTTACCCCAACGATATCGCAGAACATTTCAATCACGGCCATCTACACCGCGATCAGCTTTGCCAGGTCTTACAGCGTCCGGAGAATGTTTAATTATTTTGGGGGATCAAATGAATGAGCTGGCTCTTTTCGCAGGCTCTGGTGGCGGAATACTCGGCGGCCACCTTTTGGGATGGCGCACCGTCTGCGCCGTTGAGCGTGATGCCTACTCAGCACAAGTTCTGGCGCAACGACAAACCGATGGAGCCCTCCCGACTTTCCCAATTTGGTCTGACGTGTGCAGTTTTGACGGAAGACCATGGCGAGGCCTTGTTGACGTGGTTTCGGGAGGATTCCCTTGCCAAGACATATCGGCTGCCGGTAGTGGCGCCGGTATCGATGGAGAGCGCTCTGGACTCTGGCGTGAAATGGCACGAATCGTCCGCGAGGTACGACCTAAGATCGTCTTCGTGGAAAACTCACCAAAGCTTGTGGGAAGAGGACTTGCATTGGTCCTCGGTGACCTTGCCGAAATGGGGTATGACGCGCAGTGGTGTACTGTTTCAGCATCCGACCATGGAGCGCCCCATCAGCGCGATAGGTGCTGGATTGTTGCCTACGCCATTGGCGGGGGACAGTCGGCGGGGAGACTGCCCATCGGAAAGGTCAAGACGATCACCGAGCTTGGTTTCAGCGCATCGGAACTGGCCGACACCAGTTGCGAGCATGTCGAAGGGATCATCGCCGGCATCGCTGACGCGCAAGTCCGGAGCGGATCGCTCGAACGATCGGCTGGACCACGCAGTCATGGCTTCGGACGGTGGCCAGTTGAACCCGGAATGGGTCGAGTGGTTGATGAATTGGCCTATCGGGTGGACCGAATTAAAGCCCTTGGCAATGGACAGGTTCCGCGAGTGGCAGCAACAGCATTCACCATCCTGTCCGGATGATCCTCGGTGACCACCGAACACTACGCCGCCATTTTCGGGCTGGCATCAATCGATTTTCAGGAGGTTTGAGATGAGTAACGGAGTTGATTTTCGAACGTTGGCGCTGGATCTTCGCGGGCAACTGACCGCCGCCCAATCCGAACTGGCTGCGTTGCGGGAAGAGCTGGCCGCTTTTAAATCACCCGGCCCGCTGTGCTTTTGCGGATTGAAACAAACAAAGAACCCTCACCCTGAGGCTGGCGTGCCTCCCGGCTATCTTGAGGTCGGAACTGTTTACGACTGCATACCTTGCCTGAACAAAAGCCGCCGCGCATGGAGCAAGAAGGCCAATAAGTTGCAAGGCGAGCTGACCGCCGCCGAGCAGCGAAATGCGGCTTTCGTTGAGCTTCTGGAGCGCATGTTGAAAGACGATGACATGCCGGTGCATTGGTTTGCGCATAGCATCGACGCCACCCTCAAACCCACCGAACCGGGAGCAAGCGATGAGAATTAATGTTTACAGCCAGGAACTAACCGACGAAGTTATCGTTATTGAAAAGGTGTCTAACACGGGACTGATCTATAGCGCAGTTCAAATGATCCTGCACAGCAGCGATAAGTTGCATCATCCGCCTGAGGACGACGACAGGAGCGCGGTGACTTTCTGGCTACCAAAATCACGCAAGCGTCGTCAAGCGTTGGCGGCTACATTCCGTCGCATGGCGCTGGAGGTTGAATTGGCGCCGTCTGAAACGGGGCTCGACTGATATGACCAGTAAATTCAATCCTGCATTTGACATGCCTGAAACTCGCGAGCAGGCCGTTGCAGTTATAGCGGGCTGGGGTGACCCTTGCGCTCTAACGTTTAACTCAAGTAGAGCTAGGCGTTGCGCTGAATTGCTCGCCGCCCCTGTTGTCGAGCCATCACTTGCCGAGCACTGCAAGCAATGCGCTGAGGTCGTCAGAACTTGGCCTGAGTCGAAGCGTGATTGCCTTGGGAAGATCGATCCTGTCGTCGAGCGCCAGCCGGTACTGTGGGTTGATGCCGCATACTTGCGCGACCACAGTAATAATTGCATCTCAGCGTTTCGGGAACCCACAAAGTATGAACCAAAGGCGCTCTACACCTCGCAGCCCGCGCCGGTATCGGTGATCGATTTGCTTCGTGAAGCGTATGAGTGTGGTGACCGAAACGTATTCGGAACAGACCTTGACGACCGGATACGCGCCTGCCTCGACAAGGTCAAGGAGCCGAATCAATGAACAAGGCCTTACTTTTTGTTCAAGCCGACATGCACCGGGCGATCAACGAAGGCCGGCGGTCTCTGGATATCTCTGTTCTGGATCTGAAGGAATTGCTGTCGGCTGTGGCCAGCGCAGAAGGCCGCGAGCAGGCAGAGCGCTGCGGCATCGTCTTTGGCTTCGTGCGTACTGAGCAGCTTAAGGGCATGCGCTCCGGAACGGCGCTGTATTGCTCGATTCGGCGCAAGAAGACAGACGAATACTGCCGACCTGTTTATTGCGACCCAATTGACCCAAAGCCTGTTGACGCAGTGGCGGAAAATATGGAGAATCCGTAACCACAGAAAGCGACTGACCAAGCTTCTGAAACTGGAGAGTAATCAATGCCAATCGTGAGAGTTCGTGCTTCATCCTGGGGCTCCCTGTTCGATTGTGCCTACAAATGGCAGGGAGTTAATCTGCTCGGGATCAAAAGCCCAAGCAGCCCCCGCGCCTTGCTTGGAACAGCCATCCACGCAAGCACCGCAGCCTTCGACGTTGGCCGCATGACTGGCGAGCCTGTATCGATCTATGACAGTTCTGAGCTGCTGGTAAACGCTCTTCGTCGCCCTGCTGAGCAGGACATCAACTGGAAAGGATCTGACATTACCGTCGACCAGGCGGAAGCCATCGGCCTGAAGCTTCACTCGATGTACTGTAAGGACTGGTCCCCGAAGTTCGACTTCTACGCCATCGAGCTGACGGTAAAGCCGATGGTCCTCGACTTGGGCGGCGGCCTGAAGCTGGAACTCACCGGCACACTTGACCGGTCCAGGTTCTTCCGGGAGCGCGAAGGCGTCGGCATGGCTGATGTGAAGTCTGGCGGGGCGTCGGTGTCGCAGGGCGTAGCGAAGACGAAAGGCCACTCTGCGCAGATCGGAACGTATGAACTCCTGTTCGAACACACAACCGGCGTCAAGATCACCGAAGACGCCGAGATCATCGGCCTTAAGACTCGCGGAAAGCCTGAGATCGCATTGGGCACCATCGTTGGCGCGAAGGAGCTGATGATTGGCACTGATCAATTCAAGGGACTGATCGAGATTGGCGGTGAGATGATTCGTTCTGGATTGTTTCCTCCAAATCCGTCTAGCCACCTTTGTGCAAAAGCCTACTGTCCGCGCTGGAACACTTGCAGGTATAGGAGTTAGTTATGCGGATTTCAGCAGAAAGACAAGCTGTTCGGTTGAAATCCGTAGAGCTTTATAAGTTAGGGAAAAGTCTTGGCGAGGTCAGCGCAGAAACCGGCGTACCAATACCGACCATTCACCGCTGGACAAAACAATTGGGCGTTCAAGCTCATGAGGCTGGGTCATGGCATCTAGGCAGAAACTGGACAGAGGCTAGGCGTGAACATAACCCAGAAAAGCCCATAGTTGAATGGCTTGGACCTACCGGATACGACCTGGTCGCAGCGCGAGCAATTGGCAACAAAAGAATCACCAAGCAGGGATACGTAGTAGTTCAGATCGCAAGAAAGAAGCGTAAGTACGAACACACGATTGTTGCTGAAAGATCAATAGGACGACCACTGAAACGTGGCGAAGTCGTTCACCACGTCAACTGCATTCGTCGAGATAACCGACCAACAAATTTGCTTGTTTGCACCATCTCGTACCACTTAGCACTGCACGCAAGAATGCGAAAAGATCCCTACTGGATTGAGATCGAACGCATTGCCAAAACCATTAACCACGAGTAATGACCATGACCGAATCAACAACGCTTTCAGAACTGAAAACCAGCGCAGTAGCGCGACCGAATCAAGACACGCCGATGTCTCTGCTGACTGGCGCAGGGTTTGCCCAGCTTCAGCGCGTAGCGAATGCCCTGGCTTCTTCCACGATGGTTCCGGTTCAGTACCGGGCTTTCACCGAAGTGAAGGAATATGGCAAGGTCACTGGGTATCTGGATAACCCGGCAGGCCTTCCCAACTGCGTCGTAGCCTTGAACATGGCCGTTCGCATGAACGCTGACCCACTCATGATTATGCAGAACCTCCACGTCATCGAGGGCCGCCCGAGCTGGTCCAGCCAGTTCATCATCG